AGAATCTGAACCGTTTAGTCTAGGTACAACAGCACCGCTACCAAATCTAAGACCTGAATGGCTTGCTTCACCGTCTATGTAAAAACCGCTAGACTGAATACCAATAGACCCTACAGTTGTGCCGTCTCTGCGGAATTGTACAACATCACCATCAGTTGTTTTCCTGTCAAACGCACCTGCAGGATTGCTGTCTCTTACGGCAAAAATAGAACCTGAGTTATGGAGTTCAGCACCCTCTATTGTACTTCCGCTAGAAGTCTTACCCACCATTACGTTGCCTGATTTGTCAATACGCATGGCTTCAGAATCATTAGGGTTAAATGTTATATATGATTGACCACCTGCCGTTGAAATATCAAATGAACCTGCTATACCTGTACTAAATGAAGAGCGTACTTTAACGCCTGTAGATGTTGTTGCTATATCTAATTCTGGATTGTGTGTTCCGTCTTCAGTTTGGAAACGAGCCAAAGTACCAACGTCTGCTCTTGAGACAACTAGCTTATAGTTAGGACTATCAGTACCTATACCTAAAGACTCTGCAGACGCATCCCAAAATAACTGAGCAGTTGTTCCAGTGTCCTCGTAGAAGCTGATGTCTCCGTTGGCGGCAATTTTTATTCTGTCTTTTGATACAGTTTGTAGCTTCAGCTCTCCAAATCCAGAATTAGCGTTTATAGCGTAACTAGAGCCATCTCCACCAGAAGTATAGTTTGTTATTAATAAATTTCTAGATGGGTGCGCCCCCGTAAACGAGGCTACATCACCAGTAGCTTGTGTTTCTACATCAAGTTTTACTGTAGGATTAGTAGTACCTATACCTACGTTGCCTGCATAGTTAATACGCATACGCTCATTGTTTACACCGTCTCTGTCCTGCACAAAACGTAATTCACCATTGCCTGTGTGGTTTATATCCCAATAGTTACCAAGCGTATCAGAAGCACCAGATTCCGCTAACCTTAAAGTTGCATTAGTATTTGCACCTGTAGTTTCGCTGTCTCGTATTGTAAGAATAGGGTCAGCACCAACTAATTCAAGCAATGTGTCAGGACTAGTAGTACCTATACCTATGCTGCCTGATGAGTCAATACGCATACGTTCAGAGCTGTTGGTTTCATCGTAAACCAGAAATGCACCGTTACCATTAATTAAGGTAAAGTCTGAATTATTATCCGTATCTACAAACTCAATCTTTGGGTAAGTACCTTGTACTCTTATATTGCCGTTTACATCTAGTTTTTGAGCAGGACTAGTAGTATTTATACCTACTCTATTCTCAGACACATCAACAAACATTGTGTTAGTGTCAAAGGTTACGTCAGCATTAAGAGTAACAGCGGCATCAAAGGTAACTGCACCTGTAAAGGTATCACCCGCTGTGTCAGCCTTACTGTTTACTGCTGTTTTAATATTTGTAAATTCAGTTGTGAACTCAGAGCCTTTAATTATCTTAGCCGCATTTCCAGAAGGAAGACTATCTTTTGCCCCGAAGTCCGTTGTTATAGTATAATCAGTCATTTAAATTAATCTCCCTAGAAGAGCGTGTACATCTATTTGTTGTATTGAATAAGGTGCGCCATTGATAGTAGACTCAATGCCTATGGTTACTACTGTACCACTGCCGCTTGTGTTGATTGAAGGACGTTGTATGTCCACCCCTGCTGTAAACTTACCAATGTTAAATTCAGAAACATTATACTCAGATATAGGTGTGTTTTCTAAATCAGTACCAAATGTTTTTTTAACATAATTACCAGTGTAGTCATAACCCCATACTAGTGTAGTAGGTGATGCTACGTTACCAATAATTGTAATGTTAAACTTTTTAAGGAACTTAAGGTTAGTAGAGTTACCAAAGTTCATTGGGTTGCTGTAGTATATCATTTCATAAGCATTACCGTTGTCCTGATAGCCTTCATACTTAAATATACCGTCTTCCCTACCAAAGTAAATACTACCGTCTTGTAGCAACGCTAGGCTACGAGGATTAACACCACCCCATGTAGTTACTCTGTTAGCACCATCAGGTAAAGTATTACGCATATCAAAGCAATATACAGTCTGACTATCTTGTAAAGACAACAAGTAGAATGCTTCATCTGCACTATAGATAGACTTAATAGGATTAGTCTGCGCTCTAACCAACTGTGTTAACTCAGTACGTACATTGTTACTGATGTCACGCATAGGCATTGACTTTTCCTGTATGGTACGACTAAAGCTACGTACACCTTCTTCAGACAGGAATATAATGTCAGTACCTGTGTGCTGTACTGAGTCTCTAGCAATACAACCCACGCCCTCTACAGTGTCATGTAGTTGCATTGTAGCAGGACTTTCAGCACCAGAGTAAATAATAATTGAACGCTTACAAAAGATAATTAAGAATCCATTGTGTGCCGCTAAAGCTACAACCTCATCGTGACCCGTAGGGAATACTGTAGTCAAGTCCAAAGAACCTGCTGTACCGCCTGACCACTTATGTCCTTGTAACGTATCACTCCAGTAAACAGTCTTAGTGTTACCAGACACATCAGCCGCCCATAGTCTACCGTATGCACCTATAACTTCATTAGCTTGAGGTGGTGTCGTTTGGTTTGCAAAAAGACTGTGCCTAGCTAATACACCAGAACCACTAGAATCTGTATAAATTAAAGGTTCATGTCCTCTTTGATAAAAATACGTATGGTTATTAAAACTAACAATCTTCCAGTTGTTTGCTGTGATTGTAGCACCTGCGGGTGTTATGTCAGTTACTGAAAAATCAAGACCTTCATATATTTTATTGTCAACCGCTGAGAATATACGTTTATTACCACTAGCGTCTAAGGACTCAAATACAGCCTCTACGCCACGACTATCTGCGGCAAAGGAAACATTAGAGGACTGTTCTGTATAGCCCTTACGCGCCCCTATACGTCCATATTCGTCAATAATACAGTTACTAGCGGTAGCCGCAAAGGATTGGTCAATAGATACAGGTGAATCTTGACTGTTTATACCCGCAAATCCAGGGGCTTGTACTGTAATGTTCTGTAATCTTTGTGCCATTAGCAAGGTGTCCATACAGTTTCAGAAGGGAATCTAGCGGCATCAAACGCTACTGCATCTGCTAACGTAGTGTCCGCTAAAGAGAATAGTTCCTGTGCTGAAGTACCGCCTGTCTCTCCACGTTCACGGGAAGCTAAAGCTACTGCATATTGAATTACTGGTGATGAAGGTACAACAAGTTTATCTGCATCCGCTGTAAACGGGTCTCCTCTATCTACAATGTTAAATCGTAGCGTATAGGCTTGGTCTGGTTTAGGATATACATCAACTAAAGCATTACCACTAGCGTCAACACCATTCCAAGAGTAGTACTCAGGAGAACCAGATATAGGCTCTTGAATTAGGTATGCGTTGTTCATCCAAGAGGAACTAGCAGGACGCATAAAAAAGTTAGACGTGTCATTAATAACGTCTAGTATCTTAAAGGAGTTATTAGTACCTGTAATACTGTAGCTAAACTCAGTATTAGAAGTAGTCACCGTGATTGTCTTACGTAGTGCTGACCAATCCCAAGCATCCTCAACAATACGTCTGGCATCATTAACAAACTCACCTATTAGTTTTACATAGGAGTCAGTTGAGTTCTCAAAGCTAGTGACTTCGTTTTCACGCATCCTACGTAGTACACTGTTTACTAATTGTAAGTAAGTCATTATCCATACCTTCTTAAGTTCATCATTGGACTAAGCATTTCTTGAGTTGACTTAATCTCTGTATCAAATTTAAATAGTTCTTTGTCAAATATGTTTTCCACAGGAGTTTTCGATACTGTTTGTGGTTGTTGACCGCCTAGCATACCTTGAATTAAATCACCACCCGCTTGTAGTACGTCACCTATAGGACTATCAACGGCATCTATAATGTCATCAATAACGTCCACTACAGGTTCTGTAACCGCCTGTACTCCCTCTTTAACAGGTTGTAGTACTTCTTCATCAAACTCACGACCTGCTTCCTTAGCAATATCTTCAATGTCCGATGTTACATCCGAAATAGGTTGTGTGACTGTTTGAACAACATCAATACCCTTTTGAGCTACATCTACAAGAGGGTCAACACCTAACTTAACAACGTCCTCTAAGTCCTTTAAAACCTGAGGTGTTTCAAAGTCAACATCTGGTAAAGCATCTCCAAAGGCACCTGCTACTTTTTTAACAGCAGGGACACCAAGTTCTTTTACCAAAGCCTTTTCAATGTCACCGCCTTTAAGCACTGTAGTCTGAACATCCATCATGCTTTCTGAAAACTTCTCAGGCTCCATTCCGAAT